TTCCCTTTATAGTCACCATAAATCTTTTTTCTTCGTGCAGATCCGCCTCTGCCATCGAAAACAATTACACATCGCGTAGGTTGGAAATCACGTACTGCTTTACCAATTGAATATAAAAATCCAGTTATCCCGCCGATGTGCTCCCCATCTTCGTTAGTCGACGGGGTTGCACCAAAGGCACGGATAAAGGTATTCAGTCCATCAAAAACCATAATATGGTCATCAACGTGTGAAGGTCCTTCTAATTTTTGTTGTTGTAACTGTTTGAAGAGTTGTTGATACTTATTCATTATCCTTCTTCGTCCATAACTTCTTCTGTAATTGTGACATCATCGATACCACCATCAATTCCTGCTTGATATTTGAAAATATACGCATCGCATATTCTTTTATACAAACGATCTTTTACTGCTGCATCTTGCATCACTTTATCCATGAAATCTTTGCTTTGGAATTTAACCTCACCAAATACTTCACCTGTTTCGTGATCTACATCTTCTAATGTATACCATGCTCCTGATTGTTTAACTAAGTCAAATTTCTTCATAGTTTCTAACCAACCACCGAAGTTGTCGATTCCACTATCATAATAAATGTCATAGTTAACTTTGCGATGCGGAGGTCCCATACGATTCTTAACAACTTGTACTTCTGTCTTGCTTCCTACCACTTGCTCAACGCCATTTACTTTGGCTTTAATCATCCCGGTATTTTTTAGACGAAGACGAACTGATGCGTGGAATGGAATTGCTTTACCACCTGCGGTAGTCCATTGGTCTCCAAAAGATACGCCTAATTTAGTTCTTAATTGGTTTGTGAAAATCAAACAAATATTTTCACGTGCAATCCAATTGGTAACTTTACGCATTGCTTTTGACAAGATAATTGATTTACTTGTAGCATAACCATCTTTGTCATATTCAGCAGCCATTTCAATTTTAGTTGAAGCACCCATTACTGAATCTACTACAATAGTAACTAAACGATCTTTATTTGACTTGCGGACTCCTTCAACAATTGTTTCAATAGTTTCAAATATTTCTTCAATTGTTTCTAACGGCACATACAACATGGTTTTCAAATCAACACCAATTGCTTCTAAGAACTCAGAACTAGTTGCTGACTCAGTATCAATATATACTGCTAATCCGCCTTTTTTCTGTGTTTCTGCTAATGCGTGCGATGCTAACAATGACTTTCCAGAAGCTTCTAAACCCGTAATTTCGGTAATTCGACCTACTGGGAATCCTCCGTTCGGTCGATTAGAAATTGCTAAATCGAGCGTATCTGAACCTGTCGAAATCCAATCTGTTACATTGCTAGGAGAATCAGCATCTCCTGCTAGAAAGAATGCTGTTTTAAGCGCTGACCCTTTAAACTGCTTATTAATGCTATCCGCAAGGGTGTTTGCTAAACTGTCTTCCAGTTCTGACTTACTTTTGCTCTTTGCCATTTCTTACTCCTTACTTGAATAAGTCGTTAAATGCCGATGCAACGTCTTCTACTTTACCTGCAATTGGTTTACTTGCTGATTTTTTAGCTGGTGCGTCTTCTTCATCGTCTTCATCTGTCGATTCTGCAACAGGAGCTGATTGAGGTGCAACATCTGCATCTGCAGTTTCTGGATTCATCCAATCTTCTAACGCTTTCTCAAGCTCTTCATAAGTTGGCTCAGGGAATAAATCAGTGATTTCTGGCTGATTCATGATTTTCTCAGCAATTGCTTTATCTTCAGTTGCTGGTTGTGTGTTAGGTTTAACACGGATTGATGTTTTTGGGAAATTTGCTCCTTCTGCTGGAGTGAATTCTACGTCAATATCACGTCCATTCATTAAATCCGTAATGTCGCCATAATCAGGATCTGAAATGATTGATAATAATTCTGTGTAGATTTGTTTTCCGAATCCCCAGAACTTAACTCCTTCTGCTTCTTTTCCACGAACGATTACAGGAACATATGTTCTCATTTTAGGTTCGATTTTACGACCCATTAACCATTCATCTTTGTCGCCAGTTCTTTTAAGTTTGTCTGCGAAATCAACAATTGGATCTGCGTTGCCAAATGTAATTGGAGATAACATTGAACGTTTTGCAATGTCATAATGAAAATACAATTCTAAGAATGGATTGTCTTTTCTGTGTACGTAAGGTACGATTCGGATTCTTGTTTTGCCTGATTCAGGTTTCCACAAATTTTGTTTTTTGTCATCAGCTTTGTTTAACTGATTCAGTTTTGCCTTAATTGCATCTAAGTTAAGTGCCATAAGTACTTCCTTTGTTAAGTTGTTAATAAAAATATAAAATATTAATTATAATATAAATAATTAATGAGGTAATTCAAAGTTATTTGTTAAGTTTTTTGTAATTTTGTAAGATATTAATCTCGATGCATCTCTGTATCAATTTGAGTTGCTAGTTTTTGTACAGCGTCTATAATTTTTTTAAATTCAGCTGTATAATATTGTGAATCAGTGTTATCAGTAAAATCATCAATTGCATCCATTGGAACATTTGGAATACACGTTTCTATTGCGCCTAATATATGTTGATATATTTTAATTTCTTTTTCATTGAATGGGCCTTGTGCTGACGCTACATATGTATCAACTTCATTGATATTCTTAGTCCCAAAACGACGCATATTTTCTGATAAAATGTTTTCTTTTTTCATATTCAATCCTTACTATATATAAATATCATTACCATGAAATTTTCTTGAAAAACAATAAATCAATAACTCTGTATCCAGAATCGTCTGTTAAAATAAATGAATTTTGATATATTGCCCAATCTAATTGGTAAGTCTTATCTAATACGCCGTTATTAACCGCTTTTATAACCTCATTAAGTGCATTAACAGTGTATAAGGTATTAGTTTCTTTCTTGCGATGTATGCTTATTGTATTCTGTCCTCTTCGTCCTGAGTCATTTGCGTTGTATGTGCAATATAAATTATCAGCAACATCTGCGTTACTAAATACAAATATTCTTTGTTCCGGAATTTCGTAGTTTGTTTGTATGTATTCTGTGACTATGTTTAAGTCTGATCTATGTGCGAATGTGCAAAGTAGTTGTGTTTTCAATTCATTAGTCCTGTGGTTTTTTTGTTACTCGAGTACTTAATTGGCTTCCTAGTACGAATAATTTATTTTGATGGAAGTTTGCAATTGCTGGAGATAATCTGTCGTTGCGACATCGAACGGCTTCTAATACATCGTTAGCTGATTCTAAAAATAATGTTTGATTACCTTTAACTATCATACCCCACCATCCTACTGATAAGACTTTAACTCGCAATAAATCATCTATAATATGACAAAATGATGCAATCATTGTATCTAGGTTATCTGTTAGTGAGTATAATTTTTTTAATCGATTTCCTACGTTTTGTATTAAAATAATATCCGTTTCTTCAGACATTTTAATTAATTGTCGAATTTGTGATTCAGTATGTTCATTATCTAAAAATGCTATAACATTATTAATTTGGTCGCGACCCTTTGATTTACTTATATCTTGACCTGTTAATAATTTAGCTATTTCTAAGAATTCATTTAAAAGTTGTGTTCCGGTTGCCGGTAATGATCCGAAATCAAATGTAGTATTCTCATAATTCTTTAAAGAGACTGTTTCGTCTCCGACTTGAATATCTGCTTCGATACCATATGGCTCAGCTACAGCACCACTAACTAAACCTTTAAACGCGATTGCAAACCATAATTCAGATTCATCGCCATTTGGTATTTTAATAGTAGATCGTATAATATTATATAAATCGCCGTAAGTTCCGCGGATAGGAAATGCACCTGTCTTTAATAATAATTTTTCATTGGTAGTTATTAAACGTATAATATCTGCAGAATTTTCATGTCGCATTACAGCATCATACATTGACGACAAACCGATTATTTGTTGACCTTGTACGCTAAATTGTTGTAAGATGAATGATTCGAATTCAGAAACATTTGTGAAAGCTGTATTTGGTGCAGGATTTGGTGTCTCCCCGCGGGCTTGTTGTGCAAGTCTATCAGCTGCATCTGGATCAATCCCTTTTTCAACAAGAATTTCAACAAGAACATCGTAATCTTGTTTAGTCTTAGGATATCCTGTAGGTAATCTAAATTGCCATTCTGTAAGTATTGAGTCTATATTCATAACGAGATAGTATCCATTTTACTATAAATATTGCCAACCTGCGTTTTTACCGGGAAATTTCCCTGCTCTAACACTGTTTTGATTGCAGGAATCATTTCTTGTGCTTCATGCATCGGCATATCAAATAAAATGGAATCGTATGTATATAGGATCATGCAAGTTTCTCGGTCTTGCAGTATTGTTTGGACTTGTTGTAATTTTTGAACAGATACTTCTGTTTCAGTGGCTTGCAAATAATAATTGAACAACTTGTTTGCTGTCATTGTGTTCAGTGACTCTTTGCTTATGCGACGTTGTAGTATAGGTGTTTTAACATAACTTTTTGTTTTCCACTGATTCCATAAATCATAGATAAAACTATTAACTCGTTTAAAAAATGGTATTTCTAAAAATTCTTTATCAATTCCTCCGTACAATAATCGGAAAGTAAT